GAGGTTTGGGCTGTTGTAATTGTATTTTTTGCATCTATAACTATCTGAGAACTTTGATCTATCGGGGTGACGGCTAAGTTTATGTTATTAATTGTGGCAGTGGCTGTGTCTACTAATACTACATTTGATTGTGCTACCGCTACTGTGGCTGTCAATGTGTCTACCGTTGCTTGAGCCTCTATCCTTTCAGCAACTGCTACTGTTATAGTGGCTGTGGCAGTATCTGTGGCTGCAATGGCTTGCTGAACCTCTGTAGTGGCTGTTGCAAGGGCTGTATTAACTGCCTGTTGAGCAGGACTAACAATAACTTGTTCTTGATTTTCTGTAGCGCCAGCATGATCTGGTGCCATTATTCCAAAAATTGTAACACACAAACCAACCCCAAAGCCTAATATTAGTCTTCGTTTAAAATTGGTCAATTGAGTGGTGGTCTCCTATGTGTAATTATATTAGTAATTATACCATTTTTTAAATAAAAAAAAGGGCTAGCACTTGGCTAACCCTTTTAATTTAAGGAATTACTTAATCCAATTTACCTTTAACTTAGGGAACTTTGCGTTCCACTTTTTAGCCAAAGCATTGAACTTTGTTTTTAGATCTGCAATAGCATTCTTTAAAGTTTCGTTTTCTGCCTTTAAAGTTGCTGTTGCTGAATCTGATGCTACCTTATCGGCTGCACGTCCAGCACGTTCTGCTGCTAGTGCTGAATTAGCAACTGCTAACTCTGCATTCTTTGCTGCAAGTTCTGATGCAATATCACGAACTACAATTGTAGCGCTTACAGAACCAACTGGTGCTGCTAAGCCTGTTACGGCTGATGCTACTGTTGCATATGCAACTACTGTTACTGAACCAGTTGCAGGAATTGTAATTGTCTGCTCTTTTGTTCCAATTGTTGCTGTTGCTGTGTCAGTTGTTAATGCTGTTGCAGTTGCTGCACCAGAGTTTGAAACCAATGTATTAATTGTGGCTCCACCTTTTAGATTACCGAACACGTCAAAGCCAGATACTTTAAGTACTTGTGATGTACCTGCTGCTGCTGAAGCAGGAGCGGTCAATGTAATTGAGTTCAGCGCACCTGCGGTACCTTGAACATAATAAATTGTTGTAGTTCCAGCACGAGTAATGGACACTGATCCTACTGCTGTACTTTTAGTATATACATAAAAGTCTGCTGATGTTCCAGTTCCTGTTGCAATTGATAGTGTTGATGTTCCAGATGATGCTGTTACTGCTGAACCAGTTGCTGCAAGAGCAGGCACAATAGTTGCATTTACTGCAACTGCTGTTACTACTGTTCCAGTGTCTACTGATGTTACAGCAATCTTCAATGCATCTGCTGCATCGATACTGTTGTCTGCTGGCACTGGTAGAGATACAGGAGTTGTTACTACTGTTCCACCTGTTGCTGCAGATCCCGCCACTGTTAATGTGACAGTTCCAGCGTTTGCTTGCGCTGCTGGCGATACGAGCATTGTGCTAGTCAGGGCTGCAGCGATGATTAGCGATACTTTCTTGAATGAGTTCATTCTTCTCCTTATTAGTTTATATTAAGTTTAGATTATCTAGAAAATCCTTAACATCGTTAGGCATTTCTCGATTATCTAATTCTACCATACGTTGGGTTTTCTCCGCAAGTCGAGTTGCAGAACTCCAGGTATGGACCTCAATTTCTGTATTATTATTTTTTGGGGTATGAGATATTGCCCCAAACACTGCTCCACAGACCGCATCTGCTAAGTCTTTGGATTTTTTACGAGGGTGATCCACTCTATTACCCTTCATAATTTTTAATTCTGACATTTCTTCTAATAATAATGGAATCATAGGGATTGCCACTCGCTCTTCATAAATCATCATTGCTAAATCTTCGTAATGTTTTTTAGCAACTGAAACAGTTTCTGTTTTAATTCCAACAGCCTGTAGTTCATTTTGAATATCAAATGATTGCCATCGGTCAAAAGAAACCATACCAAGATTAAATCCTTCTCTGCGTAAATTAATTATCCATTGTTTTACTTCAGATAAATTAACTGGACCCTCTGATCTTGGTTCCCACCACACAACAGCATCAACAACAACTATGGGTGCTACCTGCTCATAATCTTTAATAACTTGAATGTTAACCCATTTATCAACATGTGCAATAGCAATAGCACACTTGTCATGTTTTTGTGCAAGGTCTGCATGAATATAGTATATTTTTTCTGGATCTGGTTTAAATGTTTCTTCAAACCTTTTAAACGAATCTATAGGGTTTCTTGTATTCATACATTTTTCTAACTTTTCTTTTTGTTTAAAGAAAGCATCTGAGGCATACGTTGGAACACATGCAAAACGCATCATGGCATCGCCAAGGTCTGTATAGAATGCTAGTTTAAAATCATCTATCTTTCTTGTTGGATTTACTTCCCAGGTAGGTCTTTTAAATGCTAATACCCTTGGAACTTTATAAGAAATAATTTGATCTTCTTCCCATGTAATTTCAAATTGATTGCTTGGATCATCGTGTGGTAATTCTTCATTCATAATAAAGGTATGTTTTTTTTCTATTGATTCTTTTTCCATAATTACATCTTCATACCGTTTTGAAATAAAGTCACCCTGATAACGAGGGAATGAAAGAAGAACAACTTTGCCAAGATCTGGAAAACGAGAGTCTACCGATCCACGAAATGCTTTATAGATATTTTCTGCAGTCTTGCCTTGTTCATTACCAGTTCCAACTTCAGAAACAAATCCAGAAATTTCATCAAGTACTGCAAGCAACAAGTTTAAACCTTCATGAGATTCTCTCTCTGAATGTCCAGAGTAAACAGTAATTGATTTATCAAACTCAACACTATCAGCCTTAGCATTATATTTACCTGCAAACCAAGGAGACTTTTCAATCTTTGTTTTAAAACCTTTAAAGAAAACATTCTTAGCCTGTTGTGCGTTAATAGCAACGTTAATTAAATCTATTGCATCTCCGCTTGGTTTTCCGAAGTATTTTGCGGGGTCTTTAAGACAAAGTAACTTATAAACAATGTAAGCACAAGCAACAGTGGAAGTAAAATCTTTACCGCTACCCTTCCCCAACTGTAATATGATTTCATTTTTTGTATATTTTTCATAGTATCTAGCCCCCTCTACAGATCCATAAAGTTCTTGTAAATCTTCTTTTTTATATATTTGACTCATTGCTTCTACTATGTCATATTGAATTGGTGACAAGGTTGGTTGACCAAGATATTCAGATGACTCAACAAATGTTTTAACATCTACTGGTTTTTCATTAAATTGATTTTCTTTTAATACGTCTAAAAAATCATTAAACATCTTGGACAATTGTAATCACTTCGCCTTCTTTTGCAATTTTTGAAAGCCTATGCATAATTAAATCACGAACCTCTGGATGTGTAGAAGCAATCTCTCTAAGTATTTCAACAAGGACTTCTTGTCGTCTTTCAATTTGAATCATCTCTTCGGCAAGTTCTTTATTTTCTAACAAGCCAGCCTTTTGAAGCATTTCAATTCTAGATTTTTCAATATCCATAACAAGTTTAATGGCCTGAGTTTTTGCACTAAGGTTATTAGTCATACTTGATTCATCAATTACTTCATAAGCCTTTGTAATAAGTTTAGTGTAATGAGTATCTGCTCCAGCAAGGGCTTCTTTAGCACGAGCACGGATTGCATCATTTGCAGATGCCATAACTTTCCACTCATTAATTAATGCAACAACACGAGTTCTAGGCATGTCCAGTTCTTTAGATATTTTTGTTGGGTCCTGACCCTTTAGATATTCTGTAACTACTTTGTTTACTTCATCTAAATGTTCAATCAGTTCTGTTTCAGTTGACATGGTATTTTCCTTCTAAGCGATTAATCTCATCTTTAATATAAAAAATTGCTTTTTCTAAATCTTGGATTGTTTTTTGTTCATCTTTAAGTCCTGCTCTCCACAAATATTTAAAAGCATTTCCAATATTAAAATTGCGATGACGTGTAATCTGTATACACTCAACTCCACTAGGATCAGTTGTGTAGTGTAAAGGGTGGTTAACTTGATCAACCGTAATATTTAAATTATTACTCATCGTTTTGATTTCCTTAATCCAAATTTTGCAAGGTACACATAGATTGTTTCTATGCTTGCCCCACACTCTTTAGCAATATCTTGTGGAGATTTTTTATCTATAAGATATCTCTTACGAAGCCAAACCTCGCTTGTATATAGTTTACCAGTCATAAGATTATTTGTCAACCTCAGTCTCATTAATATCATAATTAAACCTATTACTGTCTTCTAGCGTCCACTTGTCTTGATTTTCTACGTCCCACTTATAATCATTAATTATTCTATCTATGACATAGTCCTTTTTTAAAGTAAAAGAAGGTTCGTATATGCGAACTCTGTTGTTAGGTTGAATAGCAAAGTTTCCATCATCTCTTTGTATTACATGTCCACATTTATGTTCAGAAGGACTCTCAGAGTATCCATCATCTATTACGTTGGTATCTGGGTTATGCCAATCAAGAGTAAACAAGTAAGTACCTTTATGCATTGTTTTTGTTCTATCGATGTATGACATTCTAAGGTTTGTAAGATTTTCAAATTTAGTTACAGATATGTGATGGCTAAATGCATTCCATAAAACTAAATTATGTATGTCTGATTCAGGAACTCCAGGCTTTGTACAAAATGCACTAATTGGTAATCTCCACCATAATCCGCCATCCTCCATCATTATATGAAATAAAGGACTTCTACTTTTTATACTAGCAACACCAAATATAACACATGGAAAATATTTGTCATGACTGTCTAACTGATTCCTTAAATAGTTTCCACGCACATAACATTCTATAGGTGGTATGTTTGCATTTAACTCTGGCATTATTCTGCTCCCCCTATTGCTTTATTCCAATTATTAATAGCCCAATGGCCGATGCCACAAGCGTCAGCAACGTCATTATCGTTAATGATTTTATTATAGTTAATTTCAATTAATTTTATTGTCCTTTCTTTTCTTGTCTGCCGTTCAAATGTTTTATACCAAGATATTGATTTTCCAGGGTTTGTAACTCGAATTTCTAACTGTTCTTCTTTACTCAATTTTTTATTTCCTAAATAGTTTTGCCAAGTAATTGGGGCTACGGTCCCTATTTGTTTTGTTCCAGTTAAACCCGCTGCGCCAAGGAGTGCACCTTGAACTAATGCAAGATCTGCAGCAGTCTTAGGGCTATTCATAAAAACTGTGTGTTCAATCACTATTGCTTCAAAGCCACCAGAGTATTCAAAAAATGCTTTTGTTTTGGCACAAGCATCCATTACTTTTTCATAATTTGTGTTACCTTCAAACTTTATTTTTCCAATAGTGCCAAGTTTTTTGTTTTCAAACAATGCAAAAGCAAGACTATTAGTACTAGCATCAATAGCACAAATTTTATTTGGCTCCACAATTGCACCCCACTTAGTCTTGTTCATAATCAAAAAATCC